CTTGGACGAGTTCTTGGAGACCTGGCCACAATGGGGTTTGATGCGAAATGGGGAGTGTTGGGAGCAGCAGACGTTGGCGCAAACCATCAGAGGGACAGGATTTGGATTTGTGCCAAATGGCGTGGATTACTTCCACACACCCAATACCACAGGATTGGACGGTGGGAGCAACAGCAGAAAAGCATTAAGAAAAAGATTATTACCAACACCCGATGCGAGTCAAAGAGGCCCAACGAAAGATTACAACCCACAAGCCAAATCTCAATCGGGGAGGACACTTCAATCATTTGCGGCAAAATTTCCGACACCCCAATCCAACGATGCCAAGAACGCAGTAGTTCGGCACAGGACAAAAAGCCTACAAGTTATGTTGGGTGGCACGATAGCCACAGACAATCCCGAATTGATTGGTGGGCAATTGAACCCGATGTGGGTCGAGTGGCTCATGGGGTGGCCGCTAGGAATGACAGACTTAAAGCCATTGGAAATGGACAAGTGCCTCTCTGTGCAGCAACAGCCTGGAGAATCCTAAGTGAATCACTATGAAGCAAACAGAATTCTTGATCGGGTCAGAGAAGGCCAACAATTTAGCCACTTTGTCATCACAAGAGCGCTTGAACTTACGGGAGACTATGAAACAAGCGGAAAGCAGGGAATGGATAGCCCGTTACCGCAAGAAAGCGCTAGAAGAAGGGCGGGGGGAAGCCCAATATTGGTGGCAACAAACCTTAGCCGACATAGCCAAGAAACGTGGTCAAACGGCTGCCGATGACCTACGCAAGCGCATGAACGAACAAAAGGATAAAAAATGATCTCAATCATGTTTACGGTCTACGGCCATCCCGTAGCCAAAGGAAGGCCAAGGTTTTCAACCAGGGGAAAGTTTCCCGTTGCCTACACCCCCGAAAAGACAAAAACCTATGAAACCGAAGTTGGGATGATGGCAAAGGCGGCAATGGGTGCTTCAGAAGCCCTAGAAGGGGCATTAGAGGCGTTTATTTACGTTACCTTTCCCGTTCCCGCATCGTACTCAAAAAAACGCACTGAGGCTTGTTTAAGCGATGTTGAGAAACACACTAAAAAGCCCGATTTGGATAACGTGGTCAAAGCAATATGCGATGGCATGGACAAAATTGTCTTTTTATCGGATTCGCAAATCACATCAATTCACGCCACAAAGGTTTACGGTGAAGTGGCAAAGGTTGAAGTCATGGTGAGGCAAGCATGAGCAATAAAGTTATTTACGCCCTTTTATGTTTATTGTTAATTGTCCATTGGGGATTGGTTGCGTACTACATAGGATTTAAACCATGATCTTTACTCTACACAACAGCCAACAAGCCCACACACTCTTAAAAGACTTGTGGCCCAAAATCAAAGAAACACTCCAAGCTGGCAAGCAGCTGCGTTTGGAAGTCAAAAAGGCTACACGCAGCACAGACCAAAACGCCATGTTTCACAGTCTGATTGATTTGGTTGCCAAACAAATGAGAACGGCAGGGTCTGCCTGGTCATCAGATGATTGGAAAAGATTATTGATTGATCAATGGGCGCATGAGACTGGGCGCAAGATTGGCAAGGTTGCCCCAAGCCTGGACGGTGAAAGGGTTGTGCAGTTGGGAATGCAAAGCCACAAATTCACAATTGAGGAAGGCTCAGAGTTTATTGAGTGGCTATTGTGCTGGATGGCAGACAAAGGAATAGAAGCATGATGTGTCCAGTTTGCAAGACCCGCCACAATAAAGTCTTAGACACTAGGGCAAACCCTAAATTTATCCTTAGAAGGCGACTTTGCGATAACGGTCACAAATATCTAACCAGAGAATATGCAATAACCGATGACGCAATACCTGAAACACCAGTATGTGAGAAGCCAAAAACTGTTAAAGCTAGTGGCAGCTCTCTCTTGTCAAAACTGTGGCATGGACAATGGCGTTCAGGCGGCTCACAGTAATTGGACAGAATGGGGTGGCAAAGGAAAGTCTCTTAAATCAAGTGATGAATATACTGCGGCACTCTGCTTAAAGTGCCATTATGAAATTGACCAGGGGGCGCACTTATCCAAAGACGAGCGCAAAGAAATGTGGCTAAAAGCCCATGAAGCAACGATTGAGGCACTTGGTGACCGCTGGCCTACCGAAGTGCCTATTCCCTCAATAAGAGCGCATATTGGGTAGCGGTGCGTCTTTTTGTGAGCCGCCATGAGCCTTGTCCATACCTTGAGCCTCATGGTGCTTTAGTTCTTTTTCCACAGCTTTAATGCGTGAAAGTTCAGAACGATGCTCAGAAACCTTTTCGTAGTGCATAGGCTCACGGGGAGTTTTTGACTTAGCCTGGGTGATGGTAAATTTTGAAGCCATGATAAATTCCTGTTAAAATGGTGGTTGACATTGTGCCACATTGGACATAAAGTCAAAACCATAAATTCTTTGCAAGGAAACATCATGGGTAAAATGGATACAACAATGGCTAAAAGCTCAACAGGCGCAACACCCCCCAAAGGTGCAACATCGTCTGACCGTACAGGCGAGCGCATGGAAAAAATGCGTGGCGGTGTGGCTATGGGAATGGAAGATAAGACAGGCGCAGACAAACAGTTCAACACAGGCCGTACAAATGGCGTGTGTTACGTCAAAACTAAGTCAGAGTACCGCTAAAATAGCGAAACCCAAAGAGTCATGCAGGACTCAATGGGCTTCTAGGCACAACAAATAAAGGAGATTTGCCATGCTTAAACAGAATTGTAAGGCTTGTGTTTACTTTAACGACATAGGTCAAATGGGCCAGTGTAGACGCTACCCCACTTTCCAAAACCGTCATCACACCGAGTGGTGCGGTGAATTTGAATTAGTTGCCATCCCTGAGACAGAGGATGTTTTACCCGTCCTAGAGGCGGGTACTTTTTCTCCCAAGAAGCGTGGCAGACCCGCAAAGGTGGCAGTATGAACTTGCAACCTTTGAAAGACAAAATACTTGTGCGTCCTGAAAAGCGCACTTTAAGCGACACATTGATCATTCAATCGGCAGAAGCAGATAGCCGTGGCGTAGTGGTTGCTGTAGGGCCAGAGGCAGAGGCTGAAGGCTTAAATGTTGGTGATCGCATCACATTTGGTACATTTGCCAAACAATACAAAGATGAATACCTCAAGTTTGAGGAAATCAAGCACAATGACGAGCGCCTACTCAAAATGAGTTGGCAAGATGTTTGTTTTGTAATTGAGGAATAATCATGGCTAAACCTGGTCTTTACGCTAATATTCACGCTAAACAAGAGCGCATTAAAAAAGAAAAAGCCGAGGGGAAACCCGTAGAGCGCATGAGAACGCCTGGCTCAAAGGGCGCACCTACAGCTGCTGCTTTCAAACAATCTGCTAAAACGGCAAAGAAATGAAAAAGCACGACAAGCCCATAGAGCATAAAACTGTTGGGAAAGGTAAAACCTACAACCCCACAGAAAAAGGTGCTGGAATGACCGCTAAAGGCCGTGCTGAATACAACGCAAAGAACAACGCTAACCTGAAACCGCCAGCGCCTAATCCCAAGACAAAAAAGGACGAAGGATGCAAGGCAAGTTTCTGCGCCAGGATGGAAGGCGTTGTAAAGAACTCAAAAGGCCCAGCTGAACGGGCTAAAGCATCACTTAAAAACTGGAACTGTTAACATGAACAAAGAAGCAATCAACAAACAAATCGAAACCCTGATGAGCCAGGGCAAACAACTAGAAGTCCAACTGCACATGATCAACGGTGCATTACAAGACTGTAATTATTGGTTGGCTGAATTGGAGAAACAAGATGCCCCTACAGAAGTCATCGAGTCCTAAAGCGTTTAAAGAGAATATCAAAGCAGAACTGAAAGCTGGTAAGCCAGTTAAACAGGCTGTGGCGATAGCCTATGCAGAAAAACGTGAAGCGTCTAAAATGAAGGCTAAACCATCTAAAAAGTGAGTTATGCCTACTCTAGCCGACATTTATAGCCTGATTGACTCTACCAAGCGTAGGGGCGCAGACCTTGTTCAAAACCCTATGGCAAGCCTACAGCAAATGGCTGGATATGGGATAGACAAGGCAAATGCGGCAAGGGATCAGCTATATCAAGCGACTGAGGAAGAAGGTATAGGGTACGGGCCAAAGACTAAGGCGCTGGCTCAACAAATGGCTGGCGCTTACAACCCAATTGGCATAACTACATGGCATGGATCACCACACATTTTCCAAAAATTTGACATGAGCAAATTGGGAACTGGTGAAGGCGCACAAGTTTATGGCTCTGGAATGTATACGGCTGAGAATCCATTGGTTGCTAAAGGCTATCAAGAATCACTTGCTGGCAAAGCATTTAACTTAAAGCCCGAAACTGAAAGACTAGGAATAGATTTGCCAATAAGTGCAAGGGGTGAATTTATGCGGCAAGCACAAGCAAAATTGCCGCCTGAAAGACTTGCTAAAAATTTACAAAACGCAAATATTGATTCCAGAGATTTGCCAATTGACAAACTAACTGAATTGTTTAAAACCTACCAAGAAAAAAGCGGTGGAAATATGTATAAGGTTGATTTGCCTGATACACATATTCGCAGAATGCTTGATTGGGATGCGCCAATAAAGGAACAACCCGCTGTTGTGCGTAATTTAGCCAAATCATTAGGCATTGACATGAATGACCTTGGCGGTGATTTGTTGGCTAAAGTAGGCAAAGACGAAGCTGGACGTAAAGTCATGCAAGATGCTGGAATTCGTGGCGTTAAATATCTTGATCAAACTAGCCGAAATGCTAAAGAAGGCACAAGAAACTTTGTGGTCTTTGACCCCAATCACCTAACAATTCTAGAACGCAACAACCAAGCCATTAAATGACTGAAACAACCGAGAAACGCCCCGTTGGTCGCCCATCCCTTTACAAACCTGAGTATTGTGAGGAAGTTATAGCCTTGGGCAAAATCGGTAAGAGCGTGGAACAGATCGCCTCAAGACTAGGGTTTTCCCTACGCACAATGTACGAATGGCGTGATGTGCATGAGGAATTTTCGCACGCCTTAACAGAAGCCAAGGAACATGAGCAAGCCTGGTGGGAAGATCAAGCCGATTCTTACATGGTTGAGACTAAAGACGGGCCAAGACTGAACGCAACAATTTGGTCTAGGTCTATGGCTGCACGATTCCCCAAAAAGTACCGTGAGCAAGTCAAGCAAGAAATCACAGGTGCTGATGGCGCACCGCTTCTGTCAGGCATTCAAGTGTCATTTGTGAAGCCAAGTGAGGGCTAATACGCATGGGGATTGGAAGATGGTTCTAAGTCCCGAACCATTGGGCGACTCGACGGGGTTATCTTTGAAACCCAATCCCCAGCCGTATTAAAAATGTCTGAAATAGCCCAATCCATTGCAAAAGCGGAATTCCCGTTAAAGCTGCAATGTCTGTTCAAGCCCTCACGTTATAAAGTCCTGTAC